TTCTACTCGGAACTTGAGACGCCAAGTCTCCTCCGATCGGCACTTCCAAGTCCTTGCAAGCTCGAGAGAAGTTCTGAAGAGCGATGAGGCCCTTGTCCTTGGACAACGGCTTACACCCCAATTCAGAGTCTTTCACCTCGAGCTTGCGGAATGCCAATCGGGCTTTGGTCCGCGCCGGTCTTCCCGAATCTACCTGCTTCTTAAATGGTGCGACCTTCGAGAACAGACACATGCCGAGATATCGGTCATGTATCATCTGCTCTCTCCGGGCGACCAAGGAAGAAGCAAGGCAAGCGTACCCGCCGTCCTCCGCCACCTGATCGCGAACCTGGGGAACTCCCCAGGCCGCGGTCCGATAAAGCTTCGGTTGACGGGGCACGCTTACCAGCAGATTTGGGAAGAGGCCCGCCGCCCTCGCCTGACTCTTCGTTGCCAATGCTTCGCAAATATCAAGAGACGGCCCGCGACTGATAAGAATCGCGAGTCGTCTGCGAACACTGGTAGACACAGCGAGACCTCGTCCCGTGTACCCAAGGCCCCCGAACTCCACAGGGAGTCGGAGCCGAGGGTCCTTGCCAATCCACGGGAACAAGGTTCGCATGACCCTCTCCTGTCGCTTCAGGTACAGCCTGTGTGTGCGGGTCTCCGCACATACAGGTGCCTTAATACCTGGAGGTGGAACGGGAGGGGGTACGAAGAGATCAGTGTGGAACCCTCCTGCTCGCTTCTCCACCGCCCGGCCATACATCTCGCACATAGTCCAACGACTATCCGAGACAAAGGTCTTGCGGAGGTTGAGCGAGGCCCCCACGGCTACTGCACGGTCACCGTACTCATCACGCCCGATAAGGGCAGACGTCATGAGGGGACGGTCGACCGCCTCGAAGATGTGCTTGATAGGGGCGCTAAACCCTACCGAGTCATCTCCGTGCGTGAGGGCGGGATTGAGAGGCTCACAGAGCCACTCAGACACCCAGGAGAGAACCACGAACGAGAGCGGCGTGCCCATCGGGCTTCCGCGTTCTGCGCTTACCGCACACTTGTCAAGCTGTGGGAAATCCCACAAGGTGCGGAAGCGTCCTACTCCAAGGCTTCTCTTTGCCATGTCCGCGTTGGAAGAGCGGATAGCACCGGCATCGATAAGCCCGTCGACGACTGCCTCTACGGCCGCAAGGGCAAGCCCGTCCGTGGCCCTGGAAAGATCCAGGGACACGAACTTGCCCTCCTTGCCAAGTGGCCGCAGCAGGGAACGAGGCCATCGAGAGGGCTGCTTAGGCAGGTACCAGTGGTGGGCTGCGAGCATATCGCAGTTGACCCTGACCCAGGTACCCTCAATAAAGGTCTGTGCGTCGGGCACCCCGACGACACGGACCTTCAGCCCCTTCGATCGCAACGCTTCGGCCCGAGTCCGCGCTGTCCTGCTGAGTTTCCAATTCAGCCAGCGAAGTCGGATAAAGCCGACGCAGCGTTGCGCCTCGTCCTCTGTCTGTCTCTCGTTCAATTTCCGATGATTGATAAAGAACTCGAAGGCAGTCCTGAAACAGTACTGCCCAAGAGTATCGGAAATGAGGTGCGCGTAATCGTCG